ATAAATCCAGCCATAGACGCATTCTTAAGGGCGCTAATTATTTGTAGCACTATGAACGGTATAACAACTACTTCACTAAGCCAAGCTGTTCCTGTAAATCCTTTTTCTACCATTAAAAGTACAGTTAAAATAGCAATCCAAGTTACAGCACGTTTTAATACACGAACTGCTTTGCGGGTTTGGAATCCTTCACGTTTTATACCCGAGGCAATACCAAAGAAACCATCAATGAATATTACTGCTATTAGAGCTAAATATTGTTCGGCATTGCCCATTGTAAGTTCTAAAAAATAAGAACATAAAAAAGATACAGTCACTATAGGTACGGCTAAAAAAGTTAATGTTGTTGATTTCATATTGTGTCGTAATCGATGTATGTTATAGTAACTTCTTCACCTTTTTCTAATGCTTCAGCAATAGGAGGATAAATACGTTTATAAGCTGTAGTTGAAGCTCCTATAAATCCATCTTTTTTAGTTAAATTTTCATTTTGAGAACTTCCTACTAATAAACAACCTGCTGTATGTTCGTCTGTATTACCTGTATGAATTAGAATATACTCAAATCCAGGAACATCTCTTACCCATAACATTCCTTTATGAAAGTCACCATATTTAGCTTCATATCTACTATGAAAGCCTCCTACTGTGCGTAATGTAATTTTGTAAGTACCTGATGGGATTCTAGTTTCAGACATTACTTTTTCATCACGATACTCATCTTCTAAAGTATAAGCTAGGAATTTTCTACCATCAGTAATATCAAATAAAATACCATTGGTAGAATCTTTTTGGGAACTAATACGTAAAACTTCTAATTTCATATTAATAAATATTTAGTATTGGGCTTCTCGTTTAACTACTTCTATTGCTTTTTCCATTTTTTGTAAATCAACAGGACATAATAAATCTAATCCTGCTTTTGCTTTAAATTTAATATAAGACTCACCTTCAGAAAAGATTAAAATTGTAGGTGCCATTCGTACTTTATATTCAGCTTTAATTTTAGGACTTTTTGCTAAATCACATCTATAATATGTTACTCCTTTTAATTCTTCCCATTCTTTAAAAGCGTTATCTTTATTAAATTCAACCCAAAATTCTACTATAATTATTTTGCCATTATCATCATCAAATGGGTTTCCTTTTATTTTTTCTTCAAAATTATTATCATTAATAAATTCTTGAGCTATCATAGGTAAAGACAGCAAAAATAAACTTATAATTAGAATTAACTTTTTCATTATTATCTTTGTTGTAATTCGTATAATCTTTCGTCTATCTTTTCTAATTGTTCTTTGATTTCTTCTACAGATTCTTCTGTATCCATGATAGTTTCACGAATAAGTTCATCTTTTAAATCATATTCTATTCGTTGTATTTCAGCTTCGGGAAGTTCTTTTGCCCTTTGAATATCAGCCTGTAAGCTAAACCACATACCAACTACAGTAACTATAAAGAAAAATAATATTCCTATAGTTTTTAAATCTAAGGTAACTTTAGTATCTTCCCCTATTTGTTTAGCCATTTTATTTAAAAGTATAATTTAATCCAAAGGTAGATTGGAATAATCTACTATCCCACATTTTCATATACTCTCCTTCGGCAAATATTCCAATATTTTTTCCAACTTTCCAACCAAAGGAAATGCCTGCTGAAAAATCACTCCATTGTTCAAATTGCGAATCAGGTTTTAAACCCCCTGCTCCCCAATTATTTCTATTTAAATAAGAAAATTCTTCAGATCCCGCGATATACTTGTGTGCTGGGAGTATGTAATTTCCAAAAGTATGTAACCAAAATTTATCCTCATAATGGTAAAAATCAAATCCTATAATGGGGGCTATTTCAACAAATGGGTCTAAAGCATCCCACCTTACTCTATTATAATCAGTAATAAGGCTAGGAAATATTTCTTCTCTAAATTCTAAATCTGTGTTTGCTACTATGGTTCCATCTTCAGTACACCAAAACCAATCTTGAGTTGTTACTGAATCTCCAGTATTTGGATCCATGTGGGTTTGGGTCCATAAAATATCTTTATACCCATAATCTCTACCTAACTGATACCACTGGTTAACATAATATGAGTTTCCTTGGCTATCAGTTGCCATTTCATTTAGCCAAATTTCAAAAGGATTATAACCATATGCTCTATCATGTCCTCGTAAAACAGCTCCTGCAGATAATGAAAACTTTTTTCCTATAGGTAATCTTGCTCTTGCTTCTGCAGATTTATAATTTAAATTAATTTTACCTACTTCTCGAGTTTCTACTTTTGCTATATGATATTTACCTGTATGTTTTACAAATACTCTATGGTTATTAAATAATCTACCATTCCAACGTTCCTTTTCTAAATGAAATTGGTATTCTAATCCTTTTACTGCTGAAGTAGGAGCTGCATATACTAATTGACTTTCGTTACCATCATAAAAGTTTTTAGGTTTTCTTTCATAATCGAATCTTGCCAATTTTCTAATTCCTATACTGTATGTGTAATCAAATGGGAATACATCTGTAGCATCTTCTACTCGAGGAATTGAGTAAATACTACCATCATCATTAGTTCTTAAAATATATGTTGGTTCTGCAGCTTCTACTGAATTTGATATATCCCCTGTAGCATATATAGTACCATACTTTAAAAAGTCTTTATAAATTGCCTTAAATATTGGATATGGTTTTTGAGGACGTTCTATCCAAACTGTGTCTTGTGCTTGTATATTACCTACTAGTATTAATAGGAATATACTAATTAATATTTTTTTCATTATTTTTTAGCAAATTTTTCTAAACCAGCTATACCGAAGCTACCTAAAGTAACAAGTACGAATGAGTTAAATATTGAATCACTTATGATTAATTCATTACCCATAACACCAGTAATGATATCAACAGTAGCGAATATTACCATTACAGCAAATGAGAAAAACCCAATGATAGTTTTTTCATTATAGCTATTTTCATCTTTAAATATATCTTTAAAAGCCATCCAGTTATTTTTTATTTTATTTAACATAATAGAACAGTTTTAATTGAAACGTTTTGTTTATAAATATAAAAAAAGAGCGCTAATGCGCTCTTAATTTATAATAAAAAGTGTTTTTTTTATTTTTTTACTAACTTAGATACCCATGCTTTTACGATATCCCAATTACGAGTTGCAAATACACCAAATGCAAACCCAGCATAAATTTTATAGCCGAAAGTCCATAAAATAAGACCAGCGATAAGGCCTAATACACCTTCTACACCATTAGCTACAATCCAATCTTTAACAATTGTAAAGATTTTTTTAATAAAGTCTAATACTTTTTTCATAATTAAATGTTTTAAAATTACGTCAATAAATATTACTACCCATCACAAGATAAACAATCTTCAGTAGTACGAGAACCTAAATCCCCTTTAATTACTGAGTCTGTGCGAAGATAATATAAAGTTTTAATACCTAATTTCCAAGCTTCCATATGAACCTGATTAATCCACTTTGGAGAATCAGTAGGGTCAAATGCTAAGTTTAACGATTGAGTTTGATCAATATATTTTTGACGAGTAGCTGCTTGTTGAACTAAAGCTAATTGGTTAATTTCTGGGAATGTCATAAACACTTCTTTTTCATCTTCCGTAAGTATTTCATGAGATAAACCCATCACTGAACCATTATCACCCATAATTTGATCCCAAACACGAGTTGTATTATGTCCTTTTTCAATTAATAGTTTTTCTAGTTCTGGGTTTTTAACAATAAAAGTACCTTTAGCACCATTAAACACATAAATGTTTGCTGGTTGAGGTTCAATACCTGCTGAACAGCTATTGATACGAGAATTTGATACTGTAGGGGCAATTGCTAGTAAGTGAGTATTTCTCATACCCGTACCTTTACACCAAGTAGGTTCTCCATATTCTAAAGCCATTTGACGAGAAGCAGCTTCAGCTTTTCTTTGAATATCACTAAAGATAGTATGTGTCCAAGCTGTAGCACCAATTGAGTTAAATGCTATATTTTTCTGTTGTAAGAATGTATGCCAACCCATTACACCTAAACCTAATGCTCTACCTTTTTTAGCTGAGCGATGAGTACGAATCATAGAATCCTTACCATTTGTTTTTTGGATAAATTCTTCCATTACACCATCTAAAAAGTAAGTAGCCATTTCAACTACATCTGTGTTTTTCCACTCATCATACTTAGCTAAGTTTAAAGAGGATAAACAACAAATAAAACTATGTTCCTCATCTGTATGAAGTGTAATCTCAGTACAAATGTTAGTCATAGAAACATCTAGATTATTCATACGATAAGCTAAAGGATTGTCTTTGTTGACATTGTCCTTAAACATTATGTAGGGTTCTCCGGTTTCTACGCGGGATTTAAGTATTTCAAGCCATAACGACATAGCCTCGCTGTCTCTATCTTGTAGGCGCTTCATAAACGCATCATCTACAACGACTGCTTGGTGTAGATTTAGACATTGTCTGTTAGGATCACCTTTAGGTCTGCGAATTTGTAAAAATTCTTTAACATCAATGTGGTTAATATCTAAATTAACTGAGGCTGCTCCTCTTCTTACACTACCTTGATTAGTAGCAATAATAGTTGAATCATAAATTTTAGCCCAAGGGACTATACCTTCTGATTTTCCATTTCCTGTAATGCTTTCTCCTCTTCCTCTAATTCGGCTAAGGGAAATTCCCACGCCTCCCCCATAACTAGTAAGTCGCATAAGCTCTGCGTTAGTGAGTCCAATACCGCGGACCGAATCAGGAGTATCAACACCGAAACAGCTAATAGGCAAGCCCCTATCAGTACCGGTATTGCTGAGAACAGGGCTAGCGAGACCAATCCATCCATTCCAAATATATTTAAAAAATTTATTAGCTAAATCTGGTCTGTTTAATCTATCAGCTACAGCATTAGCGACGCGTCTATACGCTTTGCGGGGAGTTTCCCCAGGCATTAAATACCCTTTTGATATTGTAGACAATGCTACATCATCAAAAAATTCAGGGTAATCTTTACCTCTTTCCCATTGGGAGTAATCTGCTATAATATTGTTATCCATAATTAAAATATACTTTCATCCCATTCCAT